ATTCGGAAAGAGCACTCTGAGATCTGGATCATCTTCAACCCAGATGAAGAGGCCGACTTTGTTTATCAGCGTTTCGTCCTCAACCCGCCGCCCAATACCGTCGTCCAGGAAATCAACTGGGACAATAACCCATTCCTCAGTGAAACGATGTTGGCCGTAATCCGGGCCGCGTACGCCGAGGACGAAGAGAGTGCCAATCACATTTACGGTGGCGAGCCGAAGACAGGCGGCGACAAGTCCGTTATCAACCGACTCTTCATCAAGGCCGCGTGTGACGCGCACAAGAAGCTGGGCTGGGAAGCGACCGGCCAAAAGCGCCTGGGTTACGACGTGGCCGACGATGGCGACGACATGAACGCTACGGCCAAGATGCATGGCAACGTTATTGAAGGGTTCCGTGAGTGGAAAGGCCTGGAGGATAAGTTGCTTGAGTCGGCATCCAGTGTATGGAATGAGGCTCGGGAATATGGCGCGACCGTCACCTATGATAGTATCGGCGTCGGGGCATTCGTCGGCTCGCACTTCGCGAACTTGAACGAAGCCGCCAAAAAGGATGGATCCAGATATCAACTGTCCTATGACCCGTTCAATGCTGGCGCGGCGGTCAACGATCCTGACGGGATCTTCATGAAGTTGCCGCACACGGAGATTACAAACCGCGACTACTTCGCCAACCTAAAAGCTCAGGCCTGGGTGGAAGTCGCAACGCGTTTCAGAAAGACTTATGAACGTATTGAAAAGGGAGTTCCGCACCCGGATAGCGAACTCATTTCCATAGACACTTCGAAGTTCACGCCGCAACAACTCAATCAGTTGATGATGGAACTATCGGCGCCGCGTAAGGACCGCGACTTGAACGGGAAGTTCAAAGTGGAATCGAAGCACGACATGAAGACCAAACGGCAGATCAAGTCTCCAAACATTGCAGACGCCGTAATCATGGCGGCAATAAAACCACTTCGGGCGCCTGCAGGGTTCTTCGACTTCTGAGGTTAGTGGGGGAGTTCGGCGACGGTTATGCCCTGGACTTGAACGGGCTCGACCGCCATGACCTGTTCGGCCAGCTTACGGACATCGATGCCCTCGGCATTGAGGCCGCATGCGATGGCGGCTTCCAACTCATCGGCCTTGGCGATGTAGCCTTGATCCAGATCGATGGACAGGCCATCATTCATGTCCAGGTCGGTGCCAGTGACGGCCTCTTGCCAGGCCTTGCGCGTGTCTTCGGTCAAGGTGGCGAGTTGATCGGTGTGCGACTTGTGAACTGAGGCAATGGCCTCTTCCAATGCTTGATTGAGCGCCCGATGACGAGCCTCCAACGTCTGGAATGTGGCGACGATTTCTGGCGAGATTTTGACGGACGACTTCAGTTTGGACGTGTCGATTTTCATTTGGTAGACCTTTGATTGTTTATGGCCGTGAGTCGCTTTTAAACCAAACGAAAATCACGGTGACCAGAAGGGTTGACGCCCACCAGACTTTGTAGCTGATGCCCAGAAATGTGTTGTTGTCTGGAGGGATATCGTTCGATACGACCGGCGCGACTGGAGAAGGTTCCTGGGTGGGCTCTACGGGCGGTCCGATCCGATCTGGGACCTTGGACCAGCCAGGGCGAGCGGGGTGCGCCTGCAAGTGTGCAGGAATGTCGCTGACCGTCTCTAGGTACGCTGCCTGGCAGGTCCGGGAATAGATCGCTCCGATTGTTATCGCGGCGATCAGAACGACTTGGGTCAGTGCCAAAATCAACATGTTACAGCGCCGCTTTAGCTTCACATTCTCGCCTTTCAACAATTTGTTTCGGACATTGCAGCCTTCATGGATGCCGCCATAGCCCGTCTCTTCTGGTGTATCGAAAAAGCCTTTGCTCATGGGTCAACCCTCGATATTCCTTACAATTTCGATTGAGCGACCGGCACGAACGCCAGCCACGTAAGCGGCACGGGCTTTGGCGTCATCCGGCACATCGACATTGATTGTCTTGTACTTGACCTCGCCAAACCGGGCCTCCACGGCCTTGGACTTGAGGACTACCAGAGAAGTTCCGGTGGACTCGTTGACGATTTTGTCACGCTCCAAGGTCATTTCGCGCAAACGTTCTTGGATGGTGAGAACCGCCGCCGTCTTGAACTGTCCGCCGATGCGGACGTTGTAGCCTTTATAGCCATGCAGAGTCATGTACTCTTTGCAAAGCCGGTTGACGGCCTCCAGAAGTGTCTCATACATCTGCACCGCCAATTGAACGTCGGATGAGAAACCGACGAAGGCAGCCCGATGACCCCACTTTTTGAAGTCGTCAGTTGACTTTTTGAAGTCGACTTTACCAATCTGAAACTTTGGTTGACAATCGTTGTATTTGGCAACTGCCGTGAGAAAAAGGCTGAGGTATTTAGGCATCGACGCGAAGAACCGACCGGTGTGTTGTTCGGCAAAATCCTCCTCGAATGAATCTTTGATGTCCAGGCGCGACAGCTGGTATTTGTCCATCAACTTGCGAGCGCGACTGGCGGCAATGGCGGCTTCGTTCGGGCTGGAGGCGTCATCGGCCATACGCAGAAGTTTTGCGATGCGATCTTTGATTTTGGCCAGGTCGGTGAAGTCTTCGTTGCTCATCGTTGAAGTCCTACATGTTGTGTTCAGATGACGCAATATTACTGGAATGGAAAATGGAAGGAAAGCAAAATCTTCACTTTATGGAAAATAAAATGACGACCACGGCTAACGTATAGACGAAGGCCATTATCATCATGGACATAGCGATTGGCTTCACCATGGGATCAAACTCTCATCGCGCTTGTTTGCATCGTTCTCGGCAGTGTCGCCAATTTCGAAGAATTCATTCAACGTCTGTACGAAGGTCAGGTGCAAGTTGGCATCGGCGCGGAACGATATCGCGGCTTTGATATTGCCAGCATCTTCGGCGAACCGCTCCAGGCGACGGTCAGACATTGCCGCGTCCCAGTGATGGAGACGAATAGCGCGAAGTCGAGCGAGATAAACGCGGTCAATACGGTGCTTTGGTTTGGACATTTTCATCGCCTCAAAACGGAAATTCTTCATCGATACCGGGCAAATCCTCAATCAAAACTTTCGATTCACCCGAACTCGTAAAATGACAGCGTGGCGAACCCTGCCGATGCGGGTGATGGTAGCCGGTGCAAGTGCAAGCCACCTCGGCCACCAACCTCCAACGACGACCGCCGCACCACTTACAGCTAGGCTTTACCTTGCGGACGAGCTTAGCCGATGTGTAGGTGGCCCGACGGTCGCAATCTAGGCATCGGCACCGGACTTTCACGGCTTACGTTCGGCCCCTTTGCCGTTAGTCTCGATATCCGGGTTATAACGGCCCAAAATGTAGTCGGGACGGCGCTGTGACTGTGGGCAAACGGCGACCATTCGCCATCCATTGTTGAGAGCATCTTGAAGCGCGTCGGTGCAGGAATCTTCCAACAACAGAGTCTCGTTATACGTCGCCAGAAGCGGTCCGGGAATGTGGACCTCGCAATGTTGATTGTAGATGTGTTGCGGCGGTTCCATCGGATCTGGAATGTCGATGGCCTCAAGTTTTTTGACGACGGCATCAAAGCGAGCCAGCAGGCCTTCAGGGGAATCCGACGCAATTGGCGCGGCAGACTTGACGGTGATTGAGTCGTCCACTTCCATGATCTGCAGAAGCTGGTCACCGGTGCAAGGAAACGTCGGCGCGTAGAGGTGACGATGCATAACATATTCATCATCTTCATCGCCTCCTGGGGACCGGTCGGGTTGGATGGAAATTCCGATTCGTGTTAGCAGATCGATGCGAGCCTTCAGGTTTTCGCGCCAAATGGAAACTGCTGCAGCGTCCTTATCGCGATCCAGGTGAGACGGACGGGATTCATGAGGTTCGCCGCCCATGGACGCTTCCATCTTCATGAACCTGAGACGTTCGCCGACCCAGTAATCTCCCAACTGCTTCATCGTCACCAAATAAATTTTCATCGCTTACATTCCTGTGTTTGAAGGTGGAGGTTGAATTATATCTGATGAATCACTGAACATCAAGTTCCTTCATCACCAATTTAACCATCCTTTTGATGTTCTTGCTGCTAGCGATCAAAAGCAATGGCTTACGGTCTTCTTTGTCCATCAAGTTGTAGCAGAACATCACGTCCTGGAACACCTTCAACGGCTTCTCATTGACGATGTTGGAAAGGCCGATGATTTGCAGGGCTTCTCTCAAAGTCATCGCGACCACCTACTTTCTGCAGTCCCAGCTGATCATGTACGTTGTGCCGATGTAGAAGTAGGTGCCGTACGCGCCGCGCTGGCCCTTGCCCATCGTGATGCCCTTCTCGGGCTGGTTGGTTCGGAAATCATTGATCGATTCCGCCGACAGATTGCCGGAATAGGCCATCGCGTCCTGGTCTGGTTGAACGACCATGAACGACTCGCCGAAGTCAATGACCTTGGCGCGGCCAGACTTCAGATTGGTAGACCAACCATTGGGATCTTCGCCAGCTGGCGTGATGCGCTCATAGCAGTCGTACGCTTTGGTGTCCTTGTCATCGTTCATGAGGATGGTTTTGGCCTCGGCCTTTTCACCGATGTACAGGCAAGCCACCAGGGCGAGCAGGACGAAGTTGAAGGTTGACGCTTTCATTTGGAGAAGCCTTTGTCTGGACGATTCACTTCCACGCACTTGAGTTCGGCGTGAGGATCGAAAAGTTTTTGGGATTCCTTTTTCCACTCACACTCGTGGATGGTCGGGAACACTTCGGTGCTGACCGCTTTCATTTCGCAGTCATAGATGTTGCTGTAGCAGGCGAGTGATACCAGCACATAGCCTATCATTGTCATGCTGCAGTCCTCAGTTGGTTGTGAGGCAATGATAAGATGCTTATCTCACAAAGGCAAACTATTTTTGGAATTTTCTGAGGATACCAAACCTTTGATGTCGGACCCGGACATGTAGTGGGTGTCGCCGCCTTCCTGGACCTTGTACAGAATCTCATCGGGCGCGTCTTGGTTTCGCTTGTTGCGATTATTCCAAATGACCGTGCCAATCCCTCGGGTCAACAGATCGTCAAAGTAGACGGAATCGCCAGGGTCGTAAACGTTCTTCTTCACAAGGCCCTCGGTCGGGGTTCCATCGCCGCCGATCAGCCACGGTTCGACACTCACATATGGATAACTATCCTCCAGGTCACGCTTGAGCCGTTGCGCGGCCAGATCACAGAAGAACGTCCCGAACACAGTAGGATTTCCGGTTTCGGGATCGTTACCGACTACAATGTGAACGATTGGTGATAGGTCTGTCATGGGATGCCCTATATATCGAATGGAAGTTATATTGCAACAAACTTTCACAAGTATAACTGATAATTCAAAATGGCAGCAAACAAAAGTTATCCGGGTGCTGCAGACATCAAACCAATTGCCCCTTTTTCGTTTCACATAATATACTACACAACATATTCGCCCAATAAACACGGAACTAAACATGTTCAAATTTAAGTGGCCATTCAGAAAGAAAGTTATAAGCAGGTCAATTGAAGCGGCCCACGACAAAGTTAAGTTGGTGCCGCAATATGACGCGCTCGATCCATTGAGCCGCGTGGTCGGAATCAATCCTTGGGATGTGGAAACCAAAGAGCCGTTCAAGTTGGTGGGTCATGAGCAATATATGGAACACAACTTGTTTCCTGCCGCAAAGTCGGCAATGGATGGGGCCGTCAGCGTGATGGACGACGACAACGGCCCCATCCCCTCGGCGAAGGCCGCCAACAGCGCCTACACGGTGCCCGAGCAGCTGGCCGACTGGTACAATTCCCAGGGATTCATCGGCTACCAATCTTGCGCCATCATCGCCCAACACTGGTTGGTGGATAAAGCCTGCTCCATGTCCGGCGATGATGCCCTGCGTAACGGCTGGGAAATCAAGACCGACGGCGTTCCGTTGAGCGAAGAGCAGAAAGCCAGGATTGAAGAAATCGATCTGGAATTCAAACTCAAAGAGAACTTGGCCGAATTCAACCGGTTCAAGAACATCTTCGGTATTCGCGTGGCCATCTTCGAGGTTGAGTCTGACGAAGATGACTATTACGAGAAGCCATTCAACATCGACGGCGTTCTGGCGGGCTCTTACAAGGGCATTTCCCAGGTTGACCCCTACTGGATGACGCCGATGCTCACTGCGGCAT